GTTCTCCCTTTTTTTATTACCTTTGTATTTATAAATGTAAGAAAATTATGGAACATAAACAACTTGTTAGAGAAATTATTAGTGAAATTGTCCAAGACAATTCAACTCCGGTGATGAAATATTACTCCTTTGATTGGGATGATAACCTAATGTATATGCCAACAAAAATTTATCTTTTAGATGATGAAGGTAATACGGTAGGTATGTCAACTGAGGATTTTTCTGAACACAGAACTGAAGTCGGTAAGACTCCATTTAATTATGATGGTCATACAATTGTTGGATTTCATCCAAATGCCTTCAAGGATTTCGGGGTATTAGGTGATAGAAAGTTTTTAACTGATAGTATGGTTGCCCCAATTGGACCGGCATGGGATGATTTTGTGGAAGCAATTAATAATGGATCAATCTTTTCAATCATTACGGCAAGAGGGCATACTCCATCGGCTCTTAAACAAGCAGTTTACAAATTAATTAAATCCAATAAAAATGGAATTGATTCAAATAAATTGGTTAAAAACCTTATGAGATATAGAGATTTGGCTGATGAAAATAAACTTAATAAAGACCAACTTATACGAAGTTATTTAGATTTATGTCGTTTTCATCCGGTGTCTTTTGGTGTAAGTGCCGAAACTAATCCTGAACAGGGTAAGATAAAAGCAATGGAAGATTTTATTAGATATGTAAAACAAATATCTCATCATTTGCAAAAGAAGGCATTTATGAAAAACAAGATAAGTAATTATTTTACACCATACATTGGTTTTTCAGATGACGATGTAAGAAATGTAGATACTATGAAGAAACATTTCAAAGATAAAGACGAAGATATATTACATACTTATTTAACAGCAGGAGGAATAAAAAGAAAGTATTAATATTAAATATCTAGTAATATCTAGCTCTAGTTATATTTTATTTAAAAAAAAGTAAAAGTAAATAGATATTTTTTGTTTGTGGTATATTTATAATAAAAATAAACTAAAAACTAAAACAAAAAATTATGGCTGATTTACTGATGAAAATGCCAGTTCCGTATGAACCGAAACGCCAGAATAGATTCATACTTAGATTTCCTAGTCCACTAGGAATTAACGAATGGTTCGTGGAAAGTGCTTCAAGACCATCAATTAAAATTAACGGAACGGAAATACAATTCTTAAATACATCTACGTATGTTGCTGGACGATTTAACTGGGATCCAATTACAGTTAAATTTAGAGACCCTATTGGTCCTTCAGCAGCTCAAGCATTGATGGAATGGGTTCGTTTATGTGCTGAATCTGTTACAGGTCGTATGGGATATGCCGCAGGTTATAAAAAGAATGTTGACATAGAAATGTTAGACCCAACGGGTGTAGTAGTTGAGAAATGGATTTTAGAAGGAACATTTATGACGGATGTGAACTTTGGTTCATTATCTTATTCACAAGATGCTCTTGCTGATATTACAGCAACTCTTCGAATGGATAGATGTATCTTAGTTTACTAAGAATTTAACACTAATATTATAATAAACCTATATGGAGAAATCCGTATAGGTTTTTTTATTTACTAAAAAGTAAATGATTTTATATTTAAAATAAAAATACGATTATGGAAAACGATTCAAAACAATACGGTCAAATGGATTTTAGCTTACCACATGATGTGGTGACATTACCATCTGGAGGTAAATTTTATGCCTCTAAAAAGAAAAGTGTTAAAATTGGTTATTTAACTGCCGCGGATGAAAACACACTTTTAAATATGAATCCAAACAAAACAATTAAGGAATCAATTGTTTTACCTTTGTTAAGAAATAAGTTATATGAAACAGACCTTAGACCTGAAGAACTTTTAGATGGTGATATTGAGGCTTTATTGATCTTTTTAAGAAATACATCGTTTGGTCCTGAATATGTTGTAAGTGTAACGGACCCACAAACAAACAAAGAATTTAATGCAACTATTTTACTTGATGAGTTAAATATTAATAAAACATCAGTTGAACCTGATACAGATGGTTATTTAACCACAACATTACCAAGAAGCGGTTCAAAAGTAAGATTAAAATTTCTTATAATGAGAGATGCAATTGAAATTGAAAAAATTGTTAGTGAATATCCTGTTGGTAGACCGGCTCCAATTGCGACATTAAGATTATCTAAAATGATTGTTGATATTGATGGTAATTCAGATAGAGGAGACATTAGTAAATTTATTGAGAATATGCCAATTATGGATTCAAAACATATTAAAAATTTCATGTTACAAAACGAACCTAAACTAGATCTTGTAAAAGAAGTAATAGCCCCGTCAGGAGAAAGAGTAATGGTTAACATTGCTTTTGGGGTGGAATTTTTTCGGCCTTTCTTCTGATTACTCAAAATTTTTATTAGACGAATTTTATTTATTGGGAAAGATATTAAGAACATCTTATTCCGATTATTTAAAAATGCCAACATATGTAAGAAGATATCTTGTAGATAAGATCATTGAAGAACATAAAAAAGATAAATAAATGGTATTTATTATAAAATACTAAAGTTAATATGTTTGCACCTCCTCCATCACCGGTAAGTAATATAGTTGGAACGACTAACGTTGATCAAAGTACATCAACTAAATTAAGTGATGAGTTATTAAATTTAGATACTACAATATCAAATTTAGGTACGTTATTTACAGATCCTTTTAAAGGAATTGGATCTATATTATCGCAAGTAAATAAACAACTTGGACCAGAGGGTATATTAACCGCTTTAGGAAACTTAGATGCCGAGGCAACTAAATTAGTAAAGACATTTGGAGTTAGTAAAGAAAGAGCGGGAGAATTAACCCAAACTGTTGCCGATGCAATTCCTAAGTTTGTGGAAATGGGTCTCGATGTAGGGGATGTTGCTGAAACAATTAAGACATTAGGGGAAAGCATGAATACTAATATGATGCTTAGTAGTGATGTTCTTGCTGATTTTGCGGCAACTGCCGAAGTAACAGGTGTAAAACAATCCGATTTGGCGGTTAAATTTAGAGATGTTGGATTTAGTATTGCTAGTGTTGGAGATCAGATGATGGACGTTGTTAAAATTGCACAACAAGCCGGTACCACAGTTGCTGCGGTTTCTGAAGGAGTTGTTGGTAATTTAGATAAAATGAATCTTTATAATTTTGAAGGAGGGGTAAAAGGATTAGCAAAAATGGCGGCTCAAGCTTCAAGATTAGGGATTGATATGAGTAAAATATTTACTGTTGTTGATAACGTATTTAATCCTGAAGGTGCAATTGAATTTGCGGCATCATTACAAAGATTAGGGGTAACCTCAAGTCAATTATTAGATCCATTAAGATTAATGGATTTGGCTCAAAACGACCCAACAGAACTCCAAAATCAAATTGTGAATATGACTAAAGAATTCACAAGATTTAATAAAGAAAACAATCAAATAGAAATACTTCCTGGGGCTAAAAGACGTATTGAAGAAATTGGTAAAGCAATGGGATTAAATTCCGGTGAACTACAAAAAATGGCGGTAAATGCGGGGATGTTTGAAATGAAATTAAAACAAATTAAATTCCCAAGTGATATTGCGAGTAAAGAGGATAGAGAACTTATTGCGACAATGGCACAAATTAATAAGGAAGGCAAGGCGGAAGTTAGAATAGAACAGACAATTAAACGATCGGATGGGACGGAAGAAGGTACCGGAGAATATATAACAAAATTTGTAAGTGAATTAACTAGTAATGATGTTGAAAAATTAGCAAAACAACAACAAAGTGATGCTAAGTCAATGGATGAGATTGCGAAAGATCAATTAACAGAATTAAAAAGGATATCATCAGGTATAAATGCTTTTGTTGGTGCAGCAAAATATGGAATCGCAAGTTCTAACGTTGCTCAAGAAGGTTATATTGGAGGATTAAGAATGTTCCAAAATATGATAAATAAAGAATTACCAAGTGAAGGTAAGAAAACACAAAATTGGAGAACAGGAACAGATAATACTGCTGGTTATGTAAGTGATTTCATGAAAAATGCTGGACTTAGTGATCTAATGGGTACATTTACAACAAAGGCGGGTGAATATTTTGATTTATTAAAATCTCAAATTAGTAGTTTGTTTGGTAGTGGTGGTGTGGACACCCCAAATCCTAATCAAACTTTAATACAATCATTAAATAATCCTAATTTAAATATTCCATCTGAATCGATGACTATTACCACTGACAATAAATTCAGCGTTGATTTTAAGGTAAGTACGGATGAAAAAATAAGTGCACAGGCGGAACAAGATATTAATAAAGCAGTATCGGACTATTTTAATGGTCCTGACTCAAGAAAAAATATGGAAAATCTACTTATGAGAATTGATCAGATCAGAATATCAAGTGGACAAAAACCAATTTTCAAAAAATGATAAATAAAAAAAGGAGTAAAGGTATTTATAGATAAAGTAAAAAAATGCCAGAAAGTGTATTATCATTTGCATCATCGTCGTCTTTTAGGGACTCATTAATTGCTAGAAATTTAGCACCCTATGAAGTACAAGGAGTATTTACTCCCCCACCAGGAAATGCGATATATGAGATTAGTCCGTTAAATGATAGTAATGTAATTGACTCTCCTGACAATTTAATATCAACAAACCAATTATCAAATAATTTATACCCATTAAATCAATGGGGACCTGACGGAGGATTCCAAGGTAAGTATAGTGTAGGAAATTTAGTTCCTATCCCACCTAATGAGGGTCCATATGAGCCAAACGATACTCAATTAGATCTAATTAACGAATTTTATATTGATGCTGCTTACGTAACAAATGTATATGGTCCTGAAGGTGGGTAT